CGCGTGGGTCTACGACGACGCGTGGGTCTCCGGCAACGCGCGGGTCTCCGGCGACGCGCGGGTCTACGGCAACGCGCAGGTCTCCGGCGACGCGCAGGTCTCCGGCGACGCGCGGGTCTACGGCAACGCGCGGGTCTACGGCAACGCGCGGGTCTCCGGCAACGCGCAGGTCTCCGGCGACGCGCGGGTCTCCGGCGACGCGCGGGTCTACGGCAACGCGCGGGTCTACGGCAACGCGCGGGTCTACGGCAACGCGCAGGTCTACGGCGACGCGTGGGTCTACGACGACGCGTGGGTCTCCGGCGACGCGTGGGTCTCCGGCGACGCGCGGGTCTACGGCAACGCGCGGGTCTCCGGCAACGCGCAGGTCTCCGGCGACGCGCGGGTCTACGGCAACGCGCAGGTCTCCGGCGACGCGCGGGTCTACGGCGACGCGTGGGTCTACGGCGACGCGCTGGTCTCCGGCGGCAAGTATCTCAAGACTCCGCTCTACCTTGCCGGTTCGCGTCACGCGCTGAATGAGGACGTGAAGAACGGTAAGCCGGTGGTCCGCATCGGTTGTCACGTCTACGACTGCGCGACGTGGCACAAGAAAGCAAAGGCACTGGCGTGGGCCGAGCATTACAGCCCCGCCGAAATGCGCGAATATCTGGACTACATAGACCTATTCGCACGCCACTTCCGCAGAGCAGCCGCAGCAAGCCGCAAGACAGCCTAATGACATTCCGGTCTGCTAGCATGGACGCGGGCGATAGCGCCCCGTCCGTGCTGGTGGGCGAGAGGAGAACGACACCATGACCACACTTCGCCCCGTTTGGCCTCCGCGCCGACCCATCTGCAAGCTACGCTGTAACCGCTGCCATCACAGCTTACCCGACACGACGGATGGCTGTTGCAGTTGTGGCGGATTTGTCGAGGCGGGTCAGGGCTACGAGTTCACCGACGCAGACGGCACAGTCTTGACCGTGGGCGACCTTGTGACGATCCTGCGGAGCCGTGGCCGCATCGAGAAGAACGCGACCGGCGTCATCATGCACTGGACAACCGGCACACCGACCGAGCGCGGCGATAGCCGCCCGCTTGCCGTGGCCGAGTTCCAAGATGGCGTCCGGTTCATCGTCGAGAGCGCAGACATCAGGAAGCAGAAGGAGTAACCATGGCGACCCGCATCAATCCGAACGAGGCCGGGAGCGTAGGAAGAGCCGCGCACAGGAACGGCTTTGCCGCGTCGAGGCTGAGGGCATCGAGAAAGGGTAACGATTTTTCTTGACAGCGACTTACCTACGGGTTATTCTTACGCATTATGAAGGTAAGAATCACGCCGCCCCTTGCCTGCAAACGCTGTGGTCACACTTGGACCCCGCGAGGGTCCGAAGTCCGCATCTGCCCGAAGTGCAAATCCCCGTATTGGGACAGGAAGAAGGCGCGACGGGCATGACGCGCAAAGAGCTTGCGCTTAGGTCATTGGAGCGCCGCATCTGGTCCCGCGTTGCCATCCGTCCGTAACGCCCGGCGTCGGATACGCCGGTCCGTACAGAGATTGGTCGAGGGAGGAATATGCCTGACGATAAGCCCGAAGAACTAGAGTCTACCGCCGACCACGCCGGCCAGATGTCGCTGCTGGACGTGGACCCGGAAGGGCGTGAACGACTACGGGATGGTACTACAGGTCAAGGACAGTCAAGGCGTGTGGCACACCGCACCCGACAACGACTGGCAGAAGTTTGAGAAGGAACTGGAGATGAAGCAGTGTCAAGACTCTCCAGCAAAGTAGACGAAAGGCCGGCCATGCAGTTCTATCTCAAGGACTGGTTAGCTGATACCCGAATCCTCAACCTAGCCGAACGCGGGCTATGGATTGACGCCCTGGCATTCATGTTCCGAGCACCCCGGCGCGGCTACCTAATAATGCAGAACGGATGCAAACCCGATGCGGAAGCCTTGCGGAACATGTTTGGTACGCAAAACGGCGAGGCCGAGTCCGTGCTCGCGCGGATACTCGCTAAGGGTGTCGCGTCAAGTGACGAGCAGGGCGTGATTTACTGCCGCAGAATGGCGCGGGAAGCGCAGACGGATGAGCGTCGTTCGGAGCTTGGACGCGCCGCTGCCGAGGCTCGATGGAATGCGGAACGCATGCAGAACGATGGGCCTCCTACTCCTACTCCGTCTCCTACTCCGGTCTCCAAAGGATTAGAACATAGGAGTCGCGACGCCGATTCGGAATCGCCGCCGCCGTCAAAAGACTCTTCGACCAAGGCCGAGGAAAACATCCAGGCCGTCAAAGTCCGCAACTGGTTCGCCGCGTGCTATCGCAAAGCCAACGGGTCGGACTTGCCGGGATTCGACCCACAAGACCGGCGGATGTCAGTCCAGGACCGGCGCGCCTGCGTAGCTCTGCATACCATGTACGTCAAGACCCGCGAGGGCAAGCCCGGCTACATCGCACCCTTGGAACTTCGCCGCCGACTATATCACGCTCTCGCCGGGAATTACTATAAGTTGCGGGCTCCCGCCAGCATCGCGGAGTTCAAGCGCATCCTGCCCAACTGCACGGACTCGGCACTCAGACCCGAGGACCAGCGCAAGGCTATCCCGCATCTACCCGCCAAGCCCAAGCCGAACGAGACGCCCGGCGCCGAGCGACGCTTCTACGCCGACGCCGACCCGTGGGCGGAAAGCGGAATAGCTTGACAAGCGGCTGCGGGGTCTTAGACTTAATCGAGTTGAAAGCGAAACACGCATGATGACTCCCTTCAGGGCGAATCGCATCGCCTCCTTCCCACCGGGCCGAGACGGACGGACCACCGCAACCTCGGCCCGGTAGTCTTATGGCAAACGACAAATTAAAGACAAGCCGAAGATACGCCGGACTCAAGCCGTGCAAGCCGGGCGAGGTCCGCAACCCGTGGGGAGTGAAGGGCAAGGACGGCGAGGTCAAGGACATCATCACCGACTGCGCCCGCAAGATCGCGGCGGAGCGTGTCAAGACCGAATCCGGCGCAAGCACGACGCTGCTCGATGCTGCTGTCCGCAAGCTCGTGCAGCAAGGTCTGGTGCATGGCGACGTGCAGGCGCTCTCGACGTTCCTAGACCTGGTGCGCGGGCACCGGCTGAAGGCGGACGTGGCCCTGAGCGGCAGCCTGAACGTCAACGCGAGTCTGAGCTACGCGCAACTTGTGCTGCGTGAATCGCAGGCGGGCGAGTGACGGTCAGGGATTTGACAGCTTTGCTCGCGAAGGTAGACCAAGAGTTACCCGTTGTAGTTAGAGATTTTGAACCGGGCGACAGTACGGAGAATGTTAAGGCAGAGGTAGTTCGCTTTGTGCGACCGACAGTAAGAGACGTTTTCTATATCGAGGCGGGCGCGTGAAGACGAACGGGTTTGCCTTTTACCCGCACGTCCCAAACGAGTCCTTGACAATCGCCAACTTGAACGAGACTATCAGCAGACTTCAGGCTATCCGGCCGCGACCGTTCATAACTGACGCGGACATTGACTTGGGGTTAAGGACTGGTATCGACCCGATGATCTGCGCGGAGATGCGCGAGCGTTCGCTGCCGGCTTGGATTTCACCGGACTTTCGCCATTGACAATTCTCCTGCTCTTAGCTTCAGCCCCGACGTTTGTCGGGACTTCGCTTTCGTGACAGTCTGCAAAGAATGTCAACATTGCGAGCGTGCAATCTCGTGGTGTTACGGTATGATACGGACGCATGGTTGCTATGCCACCGCCGTCAAGGTCGCGACAATTGATACGGTGGACGGGAGACAAACCGGATGGATCGGAGCCGTCCGCTGTGACAAGCGCAACCGCAAGGGGAATTGTTCATATTTCGTCGCGCTCGCGCCAGAGGCGGTAGCGTGTGGTTGATTCTAGCATTGACAATTTCGACGTCTGCGACCCCGTGTGTAACGGGCTACGCAACGTCACAGCCGGAATCTACCGGCTGTCTATTTGACGTGCCGATAACCAAGCCCGCCGACTACTGGCACGACCTACGCGCCGGGCTGCATGACCTGTGCGGGATTCCCTTCTGTCCGTGCGGGCAGGGCGATAAGCACTTGCTACTCACCGACGACCAGCAGCGCGCGATTGACGCGCTTCAGACGCAACGCGAGGTCGGACTGTGCGGCGGAACGGGTACGGGCAAGTCATATCTACTCGGATGCGCGGGCTGCGTTTTCACCGCGCAACTGGCGGACTCGAAGGCGCTGTACGGCGGGCCGAAGCTGGATCAGACGCTCGGGCTGTCTTGGCTCGAACTGCTGCGGGCGTATCGCAAGTTCGCGGAATGGTGTAAAGCCAAGGGCATCGAACCGGGCGAGTCGCCGGGCGTGGCCGAGTGGTTCCCAATGGGCAAGGACTTGCGCCCGGAGTGGTTCGCCAAGGTCCAGGCGCTCAGCGCGAACGACGAAGCGGCAGCGGTGCGCGGCATGATGCACGCGGGCGGCGGAGTCTTAGCTTGCTTGGAAGAGGTCCACGGAATAGCGCCGCTCGTAATGAACGCGATTGATGACGGCATGACACAGGTCAACGCCCACCTGTGGTTCTCGTTCAATCCCGTGAACGACGCGAATCCGGCCGGCCAACGCTGGGCGGCGCTGCCTCCCACCGGGCGCGTGACGTTCAGCGCCTTGGACGCGGCCGAGTGGCAGGCGCAGCATGGCGTCGAGATTCCGGGGATGCCGACGCACGCGGCAATCAAGGCGAAGTGGGCCGGGCGAGAAAACGATCCACGGTACTACGTCAACGTGCTCGGTCAGTTCCCGCCGAAGTCGGCAGACCGCCTGGTCATTCCACAGGACTGGTACGACCTACTGAGTGACGCGGCGAACTACCCGAACGACCCGGAACCGACAGCGGCGCAGCGTGCACAGGCGAGTCTTGGCGTGGACACGGCCGGCGGGCGCGCCGAGAACGTGATCGCGTCATTCTGCGGGATTCGGGTAGCCGTCGAGTGGGTCAACCGCGAGTTGCACCAGACGCCGCGGCTCGTGGCCGAGGTCAAGCGGGTTGCCGGGTACTTCGCGGGCCAGCGCACGCCGATAGCCGTTGACCTTGTGGGCGAGGGTGGCAAGGGCGTACACGACGACCTCAAGAGCTTGGGCTATCACGCACTGCCGATGGTCGGCGGCGGTAAAGAGTTTGCGGACACCAAAGACCCGAGCGAACTATCGAGCGACGCGATAACCTGGGCGTGGTTCACGGTTAGGGACTTGGCGCGGCAGACGGTTGACGCGATCCGCCAGGGCCGGCCCGAGCGGTTCATCCGGTTCCCTGTTGACCCGGAGGCGCGCGACCAGTGGGCGCGGCCCTTCGCTGTCAACGGCGAGCGGCACTACCAGATGACGAGCAAGGGCAAGGATTCGCCGCAACTCGGCTTGACCAAGCTGACCACGAGCCCCGACCGCGCGGACGCTCAGGCAATGGCGGTCCTGGCTGGGATGTGCGGGCAGTCATATACGCCGAGGTGGGGCTAGTGGCAAACATCTTGACACGTATCGGGCAGGCGCTTCGATTCCGCACGGCCAATCCTGCAGCCGTTGACCTCAAGGCGTTCTTCGCGGCACAACTCGGTGCGGGCGGCATACCCGACCAACTCAGCGGACCCGAGGACGCTTTCCGTGTCATCGGCACGGTCTACCGCTGCCTGCGTGTCATCGTCGGTACGGCTGCCGTTGCGCTTAACACGGTTGACGCCGCGGACGCGCCGGTCGAGAACAGAGTGGTGCGTGACTGGCTGGCCGAGCCCTATCCCGGCATGGACTATCGGCAGTGGCTCAAGCGAATCATCGGGCAGACGGTAATCACGGGCGGCTCGCGGCTGCTCCAGGTTGACCCGACGCAGAAGCTCGCGCTCATGCCCGTGAGTCTGACCGACTGCCGGGTCGATGGCGACATCAACAAGTTCCCGCCGACCGGCTTCTGGTATCTCGGCCAGTGGTATGCGCCTGACCGTATCGTATCGATTCAAGGCCCGGACCCCACGCAGATAAACGACGCGCATTCAGCGGTCGAGGCGTCCGGGTTGTCGGCTTCGACGGGGTTCTACTCGCGCAAGCATGCGGCGTCGGCGCTCAAGGGCGGCGCGTTCCTTGCCGCCATTCTCAAGTACGCCAAGAGTTTCCCCGACGAAGACAAGCGCAAGGAGTTTGTTGACGGCTGGACCGAGGCGGTGAAGCGCGCAAAGAAAACGGGCGGCTTCCCGCTGCTGGAGGCGGGCGGGGATTTCACCATCGAGAAGCTCGGCCTCAGCTTCGTAGACTTGGCGCTGCCCGAGATGATCGGCGCGACCGACAAGGAAATCGCGCGGACAATGGGCGTGCCGCCCGCGTACCTCGGGGAAGATAGCAACTCACTCGCCAACTTTGCCGAGCAGCGCAAGATATTCCTGGAGGCGACGCTTGAGGATGTCTGGGGCACCATCGAGTCCGCGCTGAACCTCGGGATGCCGTCACGCTTTGCCAATGCCGCGCTGCGGTTCAAGTTCAACCGCGACCAGTGCCCAATAGCGGCGGAAGTCAAGGCGGCACGTGGGCGGGACGCGCTACCCGCAGTCGGCAAGACCTTGACGCGGAACGAGTGGCGCGCGACTCAGGGACTACCCTTGTGGCCGCCGGAGATTGGCGACGCGATAGGCGAGGCCGATGCGTTCACGGGTGCGGTGCCGTTCATCATCCCGCAGCCCAAGTCCAAGACGACGCGCGCTACGACTGAAATAGCCGAGGGATTCCGCGCGTTCTTTGCGCTGCCCGCGCCGGCCAAGCGTGCCGACAAGCCGTGCGACGACGACAAGCCCGACAAGCACAACGGCCGCACCAAGGGCGAGCGGGTTATCTTCTGGCGCGCGGCGGTCCTCGGCCTGACGGATAACGAGGCGCGATACAGGCGGACGTTCGCCAAGATATTCGACGGCGTGCGGGATGAACTCAAGGCCAGTGCGACGGCAGAATGGGAGAAGTCGCACACGCTGGCCTACGACCGGGACGCGCTCAGGTCGCTCATGCTCGCCAAACGCAAGGCAATACTGCCCGCTGTCTGGATGGCTGGCAAGCGCGCGGGTGGCATGGAGATCGCCGTCGCAGTCGGAGCCAAGCGGTCATTCACGCGGGCGACGGGCTCGCTCTCGGCCTTCGCCATGACCGAGATAACGCGACGTGCCGAGCACTGGACCGACTTGACCGGCGACACGATATACCGCCAAGTCCAAGGGCTGATAGGTCAGGGCGTGGACGAAGGTTGGAGCCTGCAGCAAGTCATGGACGCGCTTGACAACCTCGGCAAGAGCAACCCGGAGAACATCGCGCGCACGGAGGTTCTCGGTTCGCTCAATGCCGGGCGCGACGACGAATACCGGGAGTCCGGCGTAGTGTCCGGCGAGGAATGGCTGGCCGTCCAGGACGAGCGCACGCGCGACTCGCACGCCGAGGCCGACGGTCAGACCGTGGGCATAGACGAGCAGTTCACCGTGGGCGGCGTGAAGCTGGACTATCCCGGCGACCCGAACGGCCCGCCCGAGGAAATCTGTCAATGCAGGTGCTTCCTGCTGCCGATTGTGAACGTGGAGGGCGCATGACAGGCATGCGGCAGTTGGTCGTCGGCGGCATCATCGCGGCAGTTCTGATTGTGACGGTTATCGCATTACGAGCACCGCTCGCATACTCGGACCAACCCAAGCCTTACAACGTGACTGCGCCCGCGCCCGTATTGTCCTTCGCCGATTGCGGCGCGTCGGCACCAAGGGTGGGCAACTTACTCGACCAAGCGGTCGCCGTGTTCTTGGACTACCCGCAACTGGAGACGATATACATGCGGCTGGACGACAAGAAGCTAGTCTTTGTCAGAACTACCCTGCTGCCGGGATTCCCGGTGGAAACGGAGGAATGATGCCTATTGACATGACCGCGTGGCAGAAGCAGCGCAACTTCTACGGCGAGCGCGCGCTTGATTTCAACGACGGTAAGATGTGCGTCACGGTCGCACTATCGACCGAGATGGAAGCGCGCGACGGCATGGTCCTTCTGCCGTCAGGCGTGCGAGTCATCGGTGAATCCGTGCCGTTGCTCTGGGTTCACGGCTTCGACTTCCGCGGCTTCCTGCCTATGGGTTCTGTCCGCAACTTCCGCGCGGAAGTCGTAGATGGGCAGCCCGACGCGCTTGTGGGCGAGAAGTATTACTACTCACCTTCCGAAGCCAGATCG